TAATGTAACCAAATGAAGTATCAAGAACCATCTCTAAGGCTATAACCTGTCTATAAGCAGACTTATTGAAAGAAATTCACTTCTTCTTAAGTGTCTTTTTCTTCGTACGTTCTAAAATCTAGATAGATTTATATAGGTGACTTATCATTTTTACTAAAGAATCTTTACCGAGATAAAGGTTATTCTTAATTTTAAAATAATCATACAAAATTGTATAAACAATTTGTGGATTTTTAAAATTGTGAATGATTCCCTTTAAGGGAATCCCAGTTATCTCCTTAACGGATCTGAATGGTTGAATTCAACGTTTAGCAAATTCATATGTATCATTAGATACATGTGTTTTGTTAACGCTAACTTCAACCCCCAGCCCATCCATCACTTCTATATATGTTTTGGCGACATTACTGTTCTTGATAACGATATCGTCACCAAGAATGATGTAATCTTTAAAGGTTTTTATACCATTTAATTTAGCACAAAAATATATGATAAAATGGTGGGTAATAGTAAACACTGCTCATGAGGAGTAGGCACCCATTGGTTGGCCACAACTATAACTAATAGTGTTTTCATCAATACACTCTTGGCTATGGTTAATGGTTAGATCACGGATGTCTACCCCAAATTTCCTATTACTAAGTAAATAACGCCAGTTCTTAGCTATATCTTTATCATAAATATGGCCAAGAAGACGTTCTTGAAGGGTAATAGGAAACCTGTCTGTCGCAGAGGATAAATCAAGGCTATAAAAAGCCTCCCCATCGTTCTCCCAGTTATGAAAAGGATTTTGTGTAAAGGTTCTGTCGCAAGGAAACTTCTTCAATAATGATAATATATCATCGTGAATAGGTTTCATCAACAACTGAGTATAATAGTCAGTAATGGCTATTATCCGAAGTTTAGCTTCAGGATCTTTAACAAAACTTAATTTACCTAAAACAGGTATTTTAGGGGACTCTTTTAAGAGTCTTCCTTCTTTAAAACTGGCATCTAAAAATACCTTCCCATTTTTATCTGTGATACCGTTTAATGCTAATTTTGTATCTTGGTCAAATAGACTAAGATTCATCATAGCAGTCTTTGAAGCCGGCCCTTGTGGACCAGCTTTCTCAGACATATAAACTTGATCATAT